AGAATTAAGTGTTCATGTAAACTCAGCATTAGACCATGAACCTTTTCAAGGACATCAATTTTCGAACGAAGAATTTGAAAATCTTCAAAGTGATAGAGATTTTGAAGATGTTAATGGTAATAAATTTTCTGCTGTAGAACGTGCTATAGGTCAATACAACTGTCGGCACTTTGCAAGTTCTATTATTATTGGTCAAAAAGAACCTAAGTATACAGAACAAGAGTTGCAAAAATTCATAGACAATAATCATAAAGGTTTCACATTAAAGGATGGAAAACACCTCACAATGTATGAATGTACTCAGTATCAACGGCAGTTAGAAACTAAAATAAGACAGTTAAAAGATTCTCAGATTATAGCAATGAAAGCCGGTGATAGAGACTTAGCATTACAATATCAAGCAAGAGTGGTAAAGTATACGAATGACTATAATGAATTTTCTAAAGCAACAAATTTAGGTGTTAAGAAAGATAGATTACAAGTGTCTGGCTATAGAAAAATTCCAGTAAAAGTCTAGTATAATATTTACAAAATTGGAAATTTGTGTTAATATAATTGTGTGAAATACTAAATAAATTTGTGTTATTTGGAGTGATTAATATGAGAAATATTTTGAGTATAGATAATAAAACGTATGATGTTTTAAAGTTTATTGCCCAGATATTATTACCGGCAGTTGGAACATTATATTTTACACTTGCAGGTATTTGGGGATTCCCGTATCCAGAAGAAGTTGTTGGAACTATTGTAGCAGTAGATACGTTTTTAGGTGTACTGCTTGGAATTTCTACTTCTCAGTATAATAAAAATAATTAGTCTATACAGACTTTTTATATATAGTCTAGCATAAAGACGTTTAAAGAAATGCACATTCAACCGCACACTGTAATGCGGAAATACAAATAACAGAAATAAAGAATGTTAGGAGAATTGCATAATGGATTTTTTGAAAGCACTTTTTGAAAACGCTGAAAATGGAACTTTATCGTTTGAGCAATTTGTACAAGCGGCGAAAGATGCGAAACTGAAACTCGTTGATTTAAGCACAGGTGATTACGTATCAAAAAATAAACATGATGATGAAATTTCTCAATTAAATTCACAGATTACCACACTAAATGATACGATTAAACAGCGAGATACAGACTTATCTGATTTACAAGAACAGTTAAAAACAGCAGGAACCGATGCTGATAAGTTAGCAACTGTTCAGTCAGATTTAACATCACTTAAATCCAAATATGAAAATGATGTTAAAGAGTACAAAGCACAACTAAAAAGACAGGCATATGAATTTGCCGTAAAAGATTTTGCAAACAGTAAAAACTTCACGAGTAAAGCCGCAAAAAGAGATTTCATTCAATCTATGATTGCAAAAGATTTGAAGTTGGAAAATGATAAAATTTTAGGTGCAGATGATTTTGTTACTGCATACTCCAAAGAGAATGACGATGCATTTGTTACTGAACAGCCGAAAGATTCAAAACAACCGGACCCGAAACCATCTTTTGTAGACTCTACACCGGGTGGTAATCCGGCACCGACAGAAACTAATGCGTTTACAAATGCATTCCATTTTACAGGGGTACGTCCCAAAGAATAAGAGAGGAGATTAAATTATGCCGACAGGAACAGGTATTAATTCTAAACTGAATTACGCAACAGAGTATAGTCGTGCGCTTGCACAAGCATTTCCGTATGCACTGAATTTTGGTGCGCTGTACGCAACACCCAATAACAATCGTTATCGTTGGGTAAATGCAAAAACTATTGAAATTCCGTCCATTCGTACAACTGGTCGTGTGAATGCTGACCGTGATTCTATCGCAACTGCACAGCGCAATTACGATAATGCATGGGAGACTAAAACTCTTGAGCATGAGAGAAAGTGGTCTACATTAGTTCATCCTATGGATGTTGACCAGACAAATATGGTAACAACTATTGCTAATATCACTCAGGTATTTAACGAAGAGCAGAAGTTCCCCGAAATGGATGCTTATACAATCAGTAAGCTGTATGCAGATTGGACAACATCTGTTAGTGGAGAGGGTTATGTTGGTAAAACTGCTGACACAACAGCACTTACTGTGTCGAATGTCCTTGATGTGTTTGATAACTTAATGCTGAACATGGATAATGCACGAGTTCCCGCTAATGGTCGTATTCTTTATGTTACGCATGAAGTCAAGAAACTTCTGAAAAATGCAGATAAAGTTAGTCGTTCTATCAGTGTTGAAGATGGTCCGAATGCTATCGACCGTAGAGTAAATCGACTTGATGAGGTTGAAATTATTGGTGTTCCGTCAACACTGATGAAAACACTGTACGACTTCACAACTGGTTGGGCAGTAGCTAGTGGAGCACAGCAGATTAATATGTTCCTTGTTCATCCTATCGCAGTTATTACACCTGTATCTTATACGTTTGCTAGACTTGATGAGCCGAGTGCAGGTAGCGAAGGAAAGTACATCTATTACGAAGAGTCGTTTGAAGATGTATTTATTCTGAATAAGAAAGCAGATGCTATTCAGTTTAATGTTGTATCCGCATAAGGAGTAAATCATGGCAAAAGTTCGCAGAGCAAATGTTGTTCTTACAATAAAGGATGACCAAGTCGAACGCTTTACCGATATGGGTTACGATGTCATTGATGAGCTGGGGAACGTCATTCAAAAAAGCGTTCCCCAGGATATAAGTTCTTTTCGTAAAGCGTTAATGGAAGCTGAAGAAGAACTTAAAACTTTAAAAGAAGAGAATGAGTCTCTTAAAAAAGAAATTGCATCGTTAAAACGTAAAAGTAAAGCGGTGACGAAAAAAGCTGATGAATAATTAAGAAAGGCGGTGTAGTCATGTATCTAACCTATGAAGAATATCAAACAATGGGCGGAACACTTGATGAAACCGCTTTTAATGATTTTGAGTTTGAGGCTGAATGTATTATTAATTGGTACACATTTGATAGACTAAAAGGAGAAGATACGTATCCCGATGAATTAAAGCGTTGCATGAACAGTTTGATTAAACTTGCAAAGATGAAAGCTGATGCACTTGCACTCGGTTCTCAAACTGTTACTACACGTGATGCAGAAGGGAACATTGTTTCAACAACAGAAACATCTGCTCCAATTGCGTCCCAATCAAATGACGGCGTATCAATTAGTTATAACGTGTTGGGTGCTTCTAATATTTTCAGTGAGTTATCTGCCACTAAACGAGGTAGCGAAGTAGATAATACGATTAAACATTATCTACACGGTGTTGTAAACTCACTGGGGAGAAAGTTATTATACAGAGGATTATATCCAAATGAGTAATTATCCGATTTGGTGGGACACCCACGTAACGATTTATAATAAATACGAAGATGCTCAAACTCAAATAATTACGTGGTTTCGACATACAATAGAAGATGGTTGTTTCTGGAAATACGTTGGCGATAAAGTAATCATAAATAAAACTGTTCTTGAAACAAATAATATCATTTGCCGTATCCCAAAGAATGATTCTTTTTTAGAGAAGCATGAGTGGATTACAAAACCGAATGATGAAATGGAAAATTATTTTACATTAGGTGTTGGTGATGTTATTATTAAGGGAGAAGTAGAAGATACAGTAGATGAGTATCAAAAAGGACATCGTATTTCTGATATAATCGCTAAGTATAAGAAACTACAAGGTTGTATGCAGATAGAAGAGGTAGCTATTAACGTTGGTCCTGGTAGAAATAATGAACATTATTACGTGAAGGGTATATAATGGCTGGTATCACGGTACGTCCATCAAGATATGTTGATGAAACTGATTTACAACAAAAATTGTTAAAAATTATCGGTAACGATACAACAAGAAAAGGTGTAAATCAAATAATTGCAGAATTAACTGAACCTTATGTACCTAAAAAATCGGGAACTTTGAGAGAATCGTTAAAAGTTGGACCAAAAGTGATTATATACGGGTCGGGTTTAGCTTATGCGAGATATCAATTTATGGGTGAGGTGTACGGACCAAATCTACCAATCACAAGTGGTGGTATAATTGTTGGTTGGCGTAGCATAAAGGGTGATACAAAAGTTCCAACTGGACGTGAGTTGGGAATACCTGGAGAGTGGCGAGGTTGGAAATTTGGTTATACAACACCGGGAACAAAACACCACTGGTTTCAAGAAATGCTTGAACATGATAAAAGAGTCATGCAAATTCGTATTACTAATTATTTAAAGAAACGAGCGAAGGAAGTTTAGAATGGTTATTGACAAGAATAAAGCAGTAATTGAATATTTACTAACTTGTCAAGCTATCCAAGATAGTCCTCTTTATTTTAATTTTATCAATGCGAATGATAATGACAAGCAAATAATTACCTCTTCAAATGAAGTTTATGTAGATAAACCTTACATAGATGGCGGAGCGTTAAAACGATACACATTCACGCTGTTGGATTTTAAATCTATATCAGAAGAAGCTGTAGTAAAAGTTGATGGGTATCCAAATGAAAATGTCGAAGAAATGGCCGATGTGCAGTCATTAATTGATTGGATAAATGAGCAGAACGATTTAAAACATTTTCCTAATTTTGGAGAGAATTGTATCGTAGAACGAATACGCACAACTACAGACAATCCTGTACTTGAGGGAATTAATACAGAACTAACACCACCACTTGCAATGTACAGTATGTCAATAGAAATTGAATATTTAGATAACAGTAGAGTTATATGGTTAAATTGAAGGGAGATTCGAAATGGCAGTAAAGCAGTTTAATCTTGACGCTGGTCAAAGAGCCGAACGAAAGTTACTCATCACGGTAGCTGAATGGACTGAGAATGAAACTCAAGTTAGAGAAATTCTTGGAACACGTACACCGGATTCTAGTATTGAATATAATGCAGACATTGAAACGTCCACAGATATTCTTGGAATTAACTACACAGACCTTAACAAGACTCAGCCTCAGCAGAGTTTTGACCCGTACTTAATTCTTGGTGGTTCTAAGCTTGGTGCTAAACTGAATGATATTAGACGCAGAAACGCTTTATCTGAATTAAATCAGTTCACGATGTATATTATCACAGCATTCGTTGGTGATTCTACTAATGGATATGATACAGAAAAGCATACTGGTTGCACCATCGTATATACAAGTATCGGTGGAGAAGATAATGTAAACTTCCCGATTGAGGTTTACTTCTCTAATAACATCACAACTGGTAAAGTAGATAAATTAGCAGATGATTTTGCATTTACACCGGATGTGAATGTTTAATAACTTAAAAGAAAGGACGTTTACTCATGGAAAGGAAACAGACTACTTTTGAAAATTCAAATATCGATAATAATATTATTGATATTGATTTAGGGCAGACAAGTAAAAAGCGGTTTAGGATTAATGGTGATGATTCTCGTATTCTTGAATTAAACACATCAGATATTGGTATTTTATCGAGACTGAATGCCATTTATCCTAAGCTGGTTGATTTGTCAAGAGAAGCAGTAGAAAAACTTCCTGACAGTGTTTCTAGTGACGAAGATAGTGAAGATTCGGAAGCAATAGAACTTGAAAATATAAAAATTGCTTCCGAAGTTCTTCACGAAATTGACACCAAAATGAGAAGTTATGTAGATGAACTTTTCGATTCTAATGTGTCAGAAGTATGTGTTCCAGAAGGTACTATGTATGACCCATTCTGTGGGAAGTATAGATTTGAGCATATTATTGAAACACTGGCCGCTTTATATGAAACTAATCTTACTAATGAATTTAAGAAGATGCGCACAAATGTTGAAAAGCACACGTCCAAATATACGAAGAAGTATCATAAGTAATGTATGAGATTCAAACGAGTGTAGATATAAAAAGTAAAAAACTTAACATAAGAAATAATGGAGACTTCCGAGTAATTTTGGATTGCTTTTCAGCTTTATCAGATGTCGAACTGAATAAGCAAGAACGATTATTCGCGAGTCTCATTATTTTTTATGAAGATTTTGATGATATTGAGGACGTTGCTGATTTAACCACAGAAGAATTAGAATTAGCTTTAAGTGGCATGTATAAGTTTTTTAATTGTGGTCAAGAAAATGGTGTAGGAACACAGTCAAATTACAAATTAATTGATTGGGAACAAGATGAACAACTTATAAGTTCAGCAATAAATAAAGTAGCTGGAAAAGAAATAAGATTAGAACCGTATATACATTGGTGGACTTTCATGGGATATTATGCCGCTATTGGAGAATCACCCATAGCGTCAATAATAACCATTCGTGAAAAAATCATGCAAAATAAAAAACTAGAAAAGTATGAACAAGAGTTTAGACGTAGTAATCCACAATATTTTGTTTGGAACAGTAAAACTGTAGATGCTCAAGAAGCAGACGAATTAGTGAGAGAGATATGGAATAAAAATGGCTAATTATGATGGAGATATTCAATTAACTGTAGATTTAACACCTGGTGATGTCCAGTCAACGGCTAGTGCATTACGTCAAGAAATTGATTCGATATTTGCTAAAAGTGCAAATATGAAAACCTCTACGCAGTTTAAGCAATTGTCAGTGTCAATGTCAAAATCAGCACAAAGAGCCGAACAATTGTCTGCACGAATTAAAAGCGTAGAGAGCGCACGTGTTCCAACGGCTGAGTATCAACAATTACAATCTGCGTTAGAACAAGCTACTAATCAAGCTAGTAGATTGCAAGAGCGCATGGACAGATTTGTTGAAACTGGTGGAAAACGAAACTCTACAGTTTACAAGAGAATGGAATACGATGCGGCTCAGTTAGCTAATACGATTACACGTGTGCAACAAGAACAAGCACGTTTAGTATCGAGTGGGGACGCATTTCGACCTGGCAGTGCAACAGAAGAATATAGAGTTCTAGTTAACCAGTTAAATGATGTAAATAATCAGTTAGTTATACAAAAGACACGAGCATATGAAGCATTAGGTGTACATAGACAAGTTGGTTCTACGTCAACTGCGTGGAAATCTGTGGCTTCTGGAATACAAACTGCGACAAAAGGTCTTGCACAGTTTGTTAAATATTTAGGTCGTACAGTTGGTTCTGGTATATCTAACGCTATACATAAATTAGGTTCTGCTTTTTCCAATTTAGGAAAAAATGCGTCTAGTTCTAGTAACGGATTAAATATAGGATTTAAAACTTTAATGCGTTATGGCTTAGGTATACGTTCGACATTCTTCTTAGTTAGAAGATTGCGCTCAGTTCTAATTGAGGGTTTTAAGGATATAGCGTCTGTATCTACATCATTTAATGCGTCAATGACTACCTTTACAAATGCGTTGACTAGATTAAAAGGTAGTTTTGTTGCCGCATTTGCACCCATAGCTGAGTATGTAATGCCTATATTAGCATCATTGATGGATTTACTTTCTGCATTACTGGAAAAAATAGCGACATTTTTTGCACTGCTGACAGGTCAGAATAAGATTTTTAAAGTTGCAACCGGTGGTGCATCTGGTTATGGTGGTGCATTAGGCGGTGCAAATAAAGAAGCTGAAAAGTTACAGAAAACATTAGCCGGATTTGATGATGTTGAAATTTTAAAAGGTCCAAACGATTCTGGCGGTTCCGGCGGCGGTGGTGGTGGCGCCGGCAGTGGTGGTGGACTCAGTTTTGAAGAAATACCAATAGCTAATGCGCTCGGAGATTTTCAAAAGAAGTTATTAGAGATTTGGGATGTATTTAAAAAGGCTTGGGAACAAGAGGGAGAAAAAACGATAAATGCCGCTAAAAGAGCATTTAATTCTCTGAAAACTGTTGTAACTACTGTAGGCAACACATTATATGAAGTATTTACAGATGGTTATGGATTTGATTGGTTAGTAGCCGGTTTACAATTATTACAAGAAATGTTAGGTCTATTAGCCGATATAGGAGATGCCTTTGTAAAAGCTTGGAATGACGATAATAAAGGTTATAAATATATTGCGTCATTGTTCACGCTGTTTACGTTAATTACAAACATCTTAAAAGATATAATACAGAAGTTTAGAGATGCTTGGAATGACAATGACAGAGGTTCAAAAGTCATTGGCGGTATTTTGGAATTATTAACAACCATAAATGAACTATTAATTATTATAGGAACATCTTTTAAAAATGCGTTTGATGATAATGGCCGAGGTGAAAAATTATTTAAACGCATATTAGATTTAGTGCATCAAATATCGAGTACGATTAATACGTTTGTTGATTCATTCGCTAAAGCATGGAAAGAGGGCGGACGTGGAGAATCAATATTTGGTCATATATTAGAAATTGCATCTAATATAATTGGAACTATTACAAATATAGCAAAGGGTCTTGAAAAAGCGTGGAAGAAAAATGATACTGGTCAGCGTATCTGGGAAAAGATTTTAGATTTAGTCAACTCTGTTTTAAGTACAATTAGTGATATGACTAAAGAATTAGAGAAGTGGGCTAAACGACTTAACTTTTCTCCGTTATTGAAAGCATTTGATGATTTTTTAGCCAAGTTAAAACCAGTTGTCGATATATTACTTGGTGGTATGAAATGGGCATGGACTAACATATTGCTACCATTATCTAAGTGGTATATTGAAGAAAAGGCTCCCGCTGTGTTAAGAGCAATAGGTGCCGCTTTTAACGTCATATCAGCGGCCGCTAAAGTTTTACAACCCATTATAGGTCCTGTATGGGAAGTGCTAAAAGACTTATTTGGAGTTATAGGTAAATTTAAAATCTGGAAATTGGAAACTATTACAGAAGGTCTTGAGGCACTAGCTGATGCGCTTGAAGCTATAGCTGAGGTAATTGATGAGCATAATTTATTCAATATTAAAAAAGAATTTAATATGGAAAAATTAGGTTCTGATACTGCTGAGGGATTTATCAATGGACTAGAGAAAAGTGGTGGTAATACAAAATCCAGAGTTGCAAAAACAGTCGGTAGTGTTTTATTTGGACCAGTTGTTGATACATTAACGAGTGCATTTAGTATGCACTCACCATCTAGAGTAATGATGTCACATGGACAAAACGTAGTTCAAGGCTTCATTAATGGCATGGAATCAAAAAAAGGACCTACAAAAAATTCAGTTTCCTCGTTAATAACATCAATATTAGGATTATTTACAAATACGAATTGGACAAATACTGGTGCATCAGTAACATCTAAATTAAAATCCGGATTTAGTAGTAATTTCGGTGCTATTACAACATCATTCTCTACTACAATCACAAACATAAAAAATAAATTTACAAACACTAATTGGTCAAATATAGGTTCTTCTGTAACATCTAAATTAAATAGTGGTGTTAATACTGGAATGAGAACAGTATTATCATCATTTAGTAATAAAATATCGAGCATAAAAAGTTCATTCACAAATACAAGTTGGTCTACTATAGGTTCGAATGTTACAACTAAAATATCTAAAGGATTAAATAGTGCTAGACAATCTATTAGTAACTCTGCAATTAAATTAAAAGATGCTATTTCATCAGCATTTTCTAGAAGTAGTTGGACTTCTATAGGTAGCAATATAGCGGCTGGTATTGGTAATGGTATAAATTCATCGTGGTCGTGGTTACGAAATCAAGTAGCGAATTTAGCGAGTAGATTGTTAAAATCTGCAAAGAGTATGTTAGGAATACGAAGCCCATCAAAGTTGTTTAGGGATGAAGTTGGTGCCATGATTCCTGCGGGTATCGCTGTTGGTGTTGATGATAATAGTAATTTAGCAACGGGTGCTATTGGAAAATTAAGTGCGGCAATGGCCAATACAGAATTTACTTTGCCGAAGGTTGTTACAGGTTCAGTAGTTCCATATAGTGTCAGTGCGAGAACTGCAAATGCTACACAAGATTTAATTAAATCGATGCAAAATGATTCTATTTCACGAGAGGATTTACGTAGTATTTTAACAGATATGTTTACTCAATTTATGAACATAAGTTTCTATATGGGTGATGAAGAAGTGGCACGACACAGTAATGCTGGAAATGAAAGATTAAATCAAAGATACAGAACGGTGGGTTAATTATGAGTACATCGGAAAGAAAGTTCAAAATTGATGGGGTAGCAATTCCTACCCCATCAGAGTATAATTTTAGTGTAGAAGATTTATCAACAGAAGAAACTGGACGTACATTAGATGGTGTTATGCATAAAGATGTTGTTGCTGTGAAAGACTATTATAAATGTACGTGGAAACATTTATCGTGGGAAGATACAGCTACATTGTTAAATGCTATTGATGGTAAGTCAAGTTTCGATTTTACTCATGCAGACCCAAGAGTGCCAAATCAGTGGATAACTGGAACATATTATGTTGGTCAACGTGATGTAGTTGCTATTGACTTATCTGACCCAGGAAGAGCGTGGTCAAATATCAGTTTACAGATTATAAAAATCTAAATATCACAGGTATTCAAATATGATTAATACTTCTCAATTATATAAGCAGACTTTATTTGCAGATAAGAGAAATTTTAACGGCATTGTCGATATTACATTAGCAAATGGCACTGTTTTACCAACAATCGATAATGCGACATTGAGGTCTTTTTCTACAGAGGATGCTGTGTCAGTAGATGAATCTTTTTCTGCATTAGGTTCTGCAATTATAAATGAACTTAAAATATCTATAAATAACATCGATGAATCTTATTCATACTACGATTTTTATTTAGCCGAAGTCGTTGTGTACATCGAATTAAAACTACTGGACGGTAGTATTGAACGATTTAGAAAAGGTACGTATCGAGTTGATGATACTACATACTCAGCTGGTCAAATTACATTATATTGTTTAGATAATATGAGTAAATTTGACAAACCCTACAGTCTCAGTACATTAGTATATCCAGCAACATTAAATCAAATAGTTGATAATGCTTGTTCTATATGCGATGTTACATTATATTCGGAAAATGTAAATGGTTTTCCACATAATGATTTCGTTATAGACAATAGACCGGATAATGAGTATTTAACATTCCGAGAAGTAATTGCTATGTGTGCGCAAATAGCTGGTTGTTTTGCTAGATGCGATACATACGGACGATTAGAACTGAAATGGTTTGACCAAGACTCATTAGAATTGGCATATGCAGGATTAAATGGTGGTACGTTTGATGATGGCACACCGCTATATGAAAGTGGTGATAGAGCAGATGGTGGAACATTTAATCCGTGGAATGTTGGTGATGCTTATAATTCTCCAAAATTTTCAGCACAATTAAATGTACACAACATTTATTCTTTATTTACTTCTGATATATCTACTGATGATGTAGTTGTTACCCAAATTAATGTACTAGTTAGAGTAAAAGATACAGATGAGTCAGATGCCATAAAAACATTTACTCAAGGTCTTGATGGGTATGCACTAACGATTGAAGATAATGAACTAATAACTGAATCAAATGCGCAACAAATAGTACAACAACTTGGACAACAACTTATAGGGTTACGGTTTAGAAAGTTGTCAACAAGTCATACAAGTGACCCAAGTATTGAGGCTGGTGACGTTGCGGTTATGTGGGATAGAAAGGGTCGGTCATATCCTTTTTTAGTTACACGTACTAACTTTAGTATTGGTCAGTCACAAACAAGTGTATGCGGAGCAGAAACACCAGCAAAGAATAGTGCAATAAAATATACTCAAGATACAAAAAATTACGTTACACTTAGACAACAAATTATTGATGAAAAAACAGATAGAGAACAAGCATTAAATGATTTATCGACAAGATTAAATGAAAAAAATGCTATGTATACTACTGTGGAGACAGACCCACAGACCGGTGAAGAAGTAGCTTGGTATTTACATGACCAACCGCTATTAACTGATTCTGCATATGTGTGGAAAATGACTACTTCTGCTTGGGGTGTTTCTACAGATGGTGGTCGTACATGGAATGCTGGTATGACTGTAGATGGCGATACAATAGTTCGTATTCTACAAGCTAGAAAAATTAATGCCGACTGGATAACAACTGGTATATTGCAAGATAAGGGTGGGGTTAATAGTATAAATTTAGACACAGGCGAAGTTGTTTTTAGTAGTAGTACAAGTGCTGGTAAATTAATAATTCGTGATGGTTATATAGAAACTAGAACTAGGACTAGTGCGTATAAGGGCATTCAGCTTTATGGTGAGTCGCTCAATATTTATAGCTTCGAATTAGATGGAACATTAATTGGCAGAATCCGTTCTACGTATCGTAGTAATGACACTACTAAAAAAGGCGTGTCATTTCGTGCCGAATACGGACGATATTTATCTTTTGACCTATTGAATGAAAATTCAACTGTTGCTACATCTATTTTATCAATTAATTTTTTAGGACCAACAAACGCTAATCACATACACTCGGCCACAGTACATAGATTTCAACGAGATTTAAATTTTGTCACTTATGTAACTGATGAAGGATACAGGTCAATTGGAGCCGTACAGCATGACCACGATACAAGTTTTAATTTAGACCAAGTTGTATATGTTGGTAAAGATACTATAAGTTTCGGTCTTGGTTATTATGATGATTCTGCCGGTTATACAAGGAGGAATACGTATTATTATATAGCATCTGATACTGCACAAACGACTAGGCCAACAGTTTACAGATGTAGACACACATTTAGAGATTCCGAATATCATGGTGGAGATACATATTTTACTGGTTTTCATGTAACGGCCTCTGATATTGAACATTCAACTTATATACATTATGTCAACTATACAAATACTGGTGCTGGTGCATATGTTGAAGGTAATTTTGGATGTTCTGGACAAAAGTATAGAACAGTTGATACGAAAGATTATGGAAAAAGAAATTTCAGCGCATATGAAACAGCATCACCTTATTTTGGAGATATAGGAACTGCTATACTAAATGAAGATGGTCAGTGTATAATATCTATAGACCCAATATTATTAGAAACAGTTAATACGAGTTGTGAGTATTGTGTATTCTTACAAAAAGAGGGACAAGGTGATTTATGGGTAAAAGAAAAGAGTAAAGATTATTTTATAATTGAGGGAACTCCAAATTTAAAATTCTCATGGGAATTAAAAGCAAAACAATTAAATTATGAAAATGACAGATTAGTTAGTGGAGAAGATATTAATATATCAAATGAAACTATAGATTATGGTGCGATTGGTTATCAGTACGTACAAAATTATTACAAGTCATTAGTGGTAAATCCAAATGTAGAAAAGGAGAATAAGTAGCATGAAAAAAATCACAAGTTTTACTCATTTTGTAACGGCAGAAGGCGATAGAATTTCTTATTCATTCTCAGAGATTTCAGAGAATGGTGAAATTACTAATCAAAATTCCAGAGGAGATTTTATTGTAACAGATAGAGATATGTTGAAAGCTATCAATTTAATCAACAACAAATTAACTGACCGAGTAGAAAATATGTAGGAGAATTGAAATGGCAATTCAAAATAGAAGAGGTGTTTATATAGACTTTGACCCGAGTAAATTAGTAGAGGGCGAGTGGGCAGTAGTGCAATCTGGTGACCCAAACACTTCTCGTGGTCGTGCTGTCTATATGGCATTTGAAACTGGTGTTGTAGAACGTATGGCAACATATGAAGATATGGAAGAAAATATAGATTCTGCAACATCGTCTGTACAACAAGCGTTTACAGCAGAATTACGACAAACAATAGCAGACGCAAAAACCACTGTTGATGGGTTAGAATCTGACATTGCAGACGCTATATCTGATGCTAATACTGCTGTATCTGCAATGCAAACATCTGTTAATACAGCAATTACAGATGCTAATACAAGAATTACTGCAATCGAAACAGATTACGCTGATTTGAAAGATGATAACGCAGATGAGTTATCATCTATGCACACACAAGTTAATGATGCAGTGTATGACACTGGAGTAGCTATTACAAATGCTGAAAATGCAACTAGAAACGCTAATCAAATTGCACAGCAAATTAGAGACTTGATTGACCAAGGTGGATTTGTAGTTTCTATTTTTGGTCGTGCAGGACAAGTTATCGCACAACCGGGTGATTATACATCTGCTCAAATTACACACGGTAGTGGAACAGTATCAGATGCATTAACATTTGATACCACACCTATAAGTGGTAGTACAAGAGCAATAACATCAGGAGCAGTTTATTCTACTCAGTATAGAATGGCTGTATCTAGTAATGATTCAACAGCACCTACAAGTGGTGTAGAATTTACTTCTGCTGATACAGAGTTATCACCAACTTCAACAGAAAGCGTTGAGTTATTAAATGATTCGGATATTTGGAGTGCTAGACTTTATAAAATATCTCAGATGTTTAAGAACATTCGATACTTGTTGAAAATGGTTGGAACTTTAACGGATAATTTAACACTGCACGCTGTAAATTCTTCTAATCCAGATTATTATTCACCATACATTACTGTACCAGAGGGTATAAAAGTTGATGGTTGTGCGATTTGGCGGAATGAGTATGTTCTTTCTATGCGTATCACATTATCAAAAACGAGCGGCGCTGTTTTTGCAACTGGTAGAACAGATACGAATCCAATTGTTACTATCAATACTGATTATAAACCAAGACTACCATTAACATTCCCTATTGTCACAAATAATAGCGTTAATGGTACTATGTCCAATTATGCGGATGCCTATATTGCTTCAACTGGAAATGTAATAGTTGATATTCCAACTACCAATACTACAGCTAAACAACTGCAAATTTCATGCACTTATGTAAGATACTTTTAATTAAAGAGAGGTGTAAATAAATGTCAGCAAAAACAACAATATTACACGAAAATGGAACAGATGATGAACTGTATCCGGTTACTAAAGCAAGTGTTACATATAGAAATGATGGAACAACGACTGTAGAAGGAACATTAACTGATTATGATACTCTAGAAACAAAATTTGGAGATACATCTGCTACATTACCTACTACAGCGCAAACAGTTGTTGGGGCAATAGCGGAACATGAGAGTGACATTAGTACATTAAATGGCAATTTATCACCGACATCTATATCACGTCCGACCATATACCAGAGCCGTGTAAGCATCGCTGCTGGTGGATACATTAAGGTAGGGCGAGTGGTTGTGGTTGACATACAGGTTACTGCGGCACTTTCGTCCTACTCTGGTGGCTCTATTTTCACAGGTTTCCCTGCTAGTTTGGGAACAAACTCTATATCGGCATACGTTTTAGACGGTAGTAACCAAATCCCGATGGGCGCGCACATTAGTTCGTCTGGCAATATGACTATTACATCGCCATCTGGTGTCACCATGACAGGCAAAGACATATTCATCGCAGGTGCGTACATTGCTAATTAGCCGCAGGAACACAGATGCTAAAGCGGAAGAACGGGTCACCTGTGTAGGACGTAGAACTATAAATTTGTATCGTTCCAGAACTATTTATCATCACAGATACGATTTTAGAGCCATCGCTCTGTGATGGGACATTGACGTAAACAGGGGACACGGCTGACCATCCTGTAATCGTGCCGATTGTTTGGAAACCACTGCCAAATCCATTCTGGAATCTTACGCAAAGATTCCCGTTAAGGAAAAGCATATTCCCACGCTTAAAAGCGTGTATCCTGCCAAAATCAGTAGCATCGACCCACGTTTGCTCAACTCGTGTTAATGTCAATTCCGAACTACTATTTAACTCCGATAAATTGCCATTTAACGTACAGTTTAAATTTCAAAATAAGATAGACAAATTATATAGATTAACTTATAATTAAAGAAAAATGAGAATAGGAGTATACTTATGATATGAATACAGCACTGACAATAGTATTGAGTATATTTGGTGGCGGTAGTTTAGTTACATTACTAGAATTTTTTATCAATCGATATGATGAAAAACACGGTAAGTATAACGCTATCATTGAGGAGATTAAAAAGATTCACTCAGAGATTGGAAATATTCGCAAAGAACTTGATGAGGATAGAGCCACAAACGCAAGAATAAGAATATTGAATTTTTCAGATGAAATACAGCATTATGTTCAACACAGTCGTGAATCATTCGACCAAGTCCATGAAGATATAGATATGTATAGAACATACTGTAACACTCACGATGATTACGAAAATTCGAAGGCAAATGCGGCAATAGAAAACATTGAAACTGTTTATAAAAAGTGTTTAGCCGGAGAAGAATCTTTTTTAAATTAAAACTCCTCAGTGATAGGCTAACTAAATTAACTCAAGCGTTTATGCAAATATATGATTTTACTGTACCAGAATTAGATAAATTCAGAGAATTGTGTAATTTTACTCCACAAGAATTACAATATTTTGAATTACGATCCAAGTGTAAGTCTAATGTTGAGATAGCATTAGAAATGAATGTATCAGAAGCACAAGTATCTAAGTTAGCACGAAAAGTAAAAAATAAGATTATACGAATTGTATAGATAAATTTTGTACAATTTTCGTAAAGACTCTGTATAAGCTACAGAGTCTTTTTTATTTTATTCTATTCACAGAAACAATAAAGAAATTGTATGAGGTACATTATGAAGGACATTAGTAATGTTTTAACTGAAACGATGCAGAGAAAACAATGTTCTTCATTGTGTGCCTTTTTATTGTTGTCAAATGGAGAAAAGAATGAGTTACATAAATTACAATCCGAATCCAGCGAGGAAACTGGTAGGAGATTGCGTCATAAGAGCAATCTCTAAAAGTCTTAATCAAGACTGGGAAGATACTTATTTAGATATCGTAATGCTGGGTTATTCTATGCACGATATGCCATCTTCAAACGATGTGTGGGGAACATATTTATTTGATAAGGGATTTAGAAGATATGTAGTACCAGATACGTGTCCAGAATGTTATACCGTCAAACAGTTTTGTAGAGATAATCCAGATTTAATAGGTATATTAGCTACTGGCACTCACGTCATAGCTGTCGATTCTGGAAATTACTTCGATACTTGGGACAGTGGTAATGAAATACCAATTTATTATTGGCGAAAGGAGAGATAACAATGGCTTATAATAATGGATTTCCAGTTACGTATCCACAAATGTATCCTCAATACAACAACTACACACAACAACCGCAGATGATACAACAACAAACACCACAACAGAATGATAACGGCATTTTGTGGGTACAAGGTGAAGCGGGAGCAAAATCATGGGCAGTAGCACCTGGAAAGAGTGTCATGTTGATGGATAGTGAATCTAATACTTTTTATATTAAATCATCTGATAATAGTGGTATGCCAATGCCGTTGAGAGTATTTGATTACACAGAACGAACACAGCAGACTACACAGCCACAAGTTGTTCAGCATCAAGAATTAGATATGTCTAAATTTGTTACGTGGGACGCATTGGATAAAAGATTAAATGAGATTATTCATAAGAATGAAGAGGTAGAGAATCATGAGTAATTCTATATTTAACATTTTAGGGTCTAATTCACAGAAACTATCAGGACCTTTTGGAAATATGCAAGAAATGATTAGCAGATTAAATCAGTTTAAACAATCATTTCAAGGTGACCCGAAACAACAGGTTCAGCAACTTCTTAATTCTGGACAAATGACTCAAGCACAGTATAATCAACTTTCCCAAATGGCAACACAACTACAAAATATGCTCACTAATAAATAATGAGATACAAAACCATGCGCAGGGTTAATGTATAAATAAAATTTATGAAAGGAGACACTATTATGTCTTTAGTTGAAAGTGGAAACGGCGGTAATGGTCTCATTATGCCGGTAGTACCTATGTATGCTGGTGGCGGTTCCGGTGGTTTCGGCGGCTGGGGCGGAGATAACGGTTGGTGGATTATTCTGCTTTTCTTATTTGCACTTGGCGGCTGGGGCAACGGCTTCGGTGGTGCTAATGGTGGTATGATGCCGTATATTATGAACAACACTACAGATTCTAGCGTACAGCGTGGATTTGACCAGCAGGCTGTTATGAGCGGGATTTCCGGTTTACAGTCTGGTATTTCTGGACTTTCTACTCAGCTGTGCGGATGTTGTGCAGATGTCCAGCAGTCTCTCTGCAACGGTTTTGCAGGAGTTAATGCAACAGTTAATTCTGGGTTTGCTAATGCAGAAACAGCGGCCAATGCTCGTCAGATGGCAAACATGAATCAGGCATTCAACGCACAGACAGCTATGATGCAGGGATTCAATGGTATTCAGAGTCAGTTCGCAGATTGTTGCTGTGAAAACAGATTAGGTCTTGCAGATTTAAAATACACAGTAGCAACTGAAAATTGTGCAGACAGAACACAGTCTATGCAGAACACTCGTGACATTATTGATTCTCAGTCTCGTGGTACACAGGCTATTCTTGACAAACTTTGCCAGCTTGAACTTGACGGAGTTAAGGCTCAGGTTGAAGCTAAGAATGATAGAATTTCTGAACTGCAAACTCAGCTTAACATGGCTAATCTTGCGGCTTCTCAGAGTGCTCAGAATGCACTTATTCAGAACGGATTTGCTAATGAAGTTGACGCATTATACAATCGTCTGAATAGTTGTCCAGTTCCGACCACACCAGTTTATGGTAGAACTCCTATCTTTACTTGCCCGCAGAATCAAACTTCTTGCGGATGTGGTTGTGGCAATAACTTCTAAGGAGGTGCGCTATGGCTTGTGAATTTTTGTACAATCCAGTTCAGGAAGTTGCACTAAACTCTCCGATACTATTTCGTGCATCTATTCCCTGTAATCGTGGATATGTTTATCACGAAGATGAAACAGGGAATTTTATTCTCAAGGGAGCATCCTCTAATTGCAGTTGTAATCAATGCGCTCACTATCAAGTAACATTTAACGGCAATATAGGTATTCCAGAAGGTGGAGACCTTGTTCCAATTGCTGTAGCATTAACTATTAATGGTGAACCAAGATTAACGAGCAGAGCAATATATGTACCTACAACTACAACGGAAACAGGTGATTATGGTAATGTAACTTCTACAGCTATAATCAAAGTTCCAAGATGTTGCTGTTTTAGTTTAGGGGTAGAGTCTGTTTCTGCAACTGTAGACCCGACAGTGACACCGGCACCAATAATTGAAGTTCAGAATGCCAATCTTACGATTGCGCGGATAGCATAGAAAGGAGGTATGTCAAATGGATAAAAATTATGAAGCAGTTAAAGAAATCTTGGAAGACCAGATTAAAAAGATTGCCAAAAAAGGTGACATAACTCCGCAGGAACTTGATAATCTGTATAAAGCATCTGCGATTGTACTTGATTATGAAACAAGGGATGCAATGAAAAAGGCAGAGGAACAGCAGAAACAAGGTCAAGGTGGACAGTCTCAGCAAGGCGGACAGTCGAATGATTATTCAAGAAATAGTTATAGACGAGGTGATTATAGTCGTAACATGAGTAATGAAGGCAACTCTAATCACTATCCGTGGTTCATGTATGCCGGTGACGGTACTTATGATTTTGGCAATAGCGGTAACTCTTATGGTCCTGTTTGGAATCAAGAGATGGAAAATAAATCTATGCGGGAAGTTCATTCTAACGACATGAACAGAGGCAGAGATGGTCGTAATTCTTATCGTGATTCTTATGAAGGCGCCTATGATGGTGCTTACGATGGGGCATATGATGGCAGTTACGAAGGTAGTTATGATGGTTCTTATGACGCATCTAATGATAATTCATATCGTAGAGGCAGAGACCAGCGTACTGGCAGATACGTTAGCAGAGACAGAGGTTATAGTCGAGCAATGGACAAACAGCGTATGATTGGTAAACTTGAAGATATGATGGACGATGCTCCGTCAGAAAAAGAACGTAAGGCATTACAGCAGTGTGTTGACAAGTTAGAACGTCAGTAATCTAATAAGGGGGAGATTAATTTCTCCCTCTTATATTATGAGGAGAATAATATGAAATTATCAGAGATTAACGATTTAATAGATGGTTTAGAAGATAGCGAAACTTCCTTATCTAATGTAAGAAATTTATCTGCATTATATATCATTAGAAATCATTTACTCGGAAGTAAAATTTATGACAATACAGTTAAAGAGTTAAATGATATATTACCATCTTATTTACAGTATGTAGAAGCTAAACGTAAATATCAGAGAAAAGAAATAACAGAAGATTCAATTCTTCTTTATTTAAATAATGTATGCAAAGAGATTAGAGAGTTTATTCAAACATTATATAGTGGAACAGATATAGAACAAGAACGTGAACTAATCCAAAGTTTAATAAAGCAGTTGACCGGAACTTTTTAAATATTTTTATAATTTATATGTTGACAATATTCTAAATATGTAGTATATTCTTTATAGAAACAAACACACATCTGAAAGGAGAAAACAATGACACTTGAAATTTACGAAGGATACGCAAAAGATTATGTGATTGTTGGAACAAGGTCTCGTTCATATGAAGCAGAGCAGTTTAGAAAAGATTGGGGAAACAAAGTAAAAATTTATACGTCAGATTTGTATAATTCCCTCTCTGAAATTGTTTCGTATGTGAATAATGAATTAGGAGAATCGTGTGAATTTACACTTAGTTAATTCCATAAATGTGTTGACATATTTAATAACATGTAGTATAATCTTTATATAAGAACAAACTATAAGAAAGGAAACACTATGAAAAACAAAGATGAACTCCTTAAAAGAGCAATGAAGCTGTTAGATGATATTAACATTGATTATGCAGAAGTTTCTGAAGTTGTGATTAATTCACGAGCAAAAAAGCGTTGGGGACGTTCAATTTACAATGGAGACGGTTCATATACGATTGAAATATCAAGTAGACTTTTAGCTGATTCTGTTAGTGATACAGCAACGATGAACACAATGGTGCATGAACTTTTACACTGTCATAAAGATTGTAGAAGTCATACTGGTGAATGGAAAAGAAGAGCGGAGATTGTAAATCGTAATTATCCAGAACTTAGTATTAAAAGAGTCACACCAGCAGAAGAAAAAGGATTAGATACATATAAATCGATTGAAGCACCGAAATGGGTAATTACCTGCACAGTGTGTGGCAGAAAACATTATTATAGAAGAACTAGTAAAGTCGTTAAACTTGTTCAGAGTAATAGAACCAGTTGCAGATGCGGTTATTGTGGAAATTCAAAACTTCTGATTGAGGCTATGTGATGATTTATAAGATTAAAAAGAATCTATGGACAGATACTTATTACGTATATCGTTACAGTGATTGTGTGGAATTGAGAAAAACATGTACTGTTGCTATGAAGAAGTTTATGAGAACTTATAAATCTAAAGTGGAACATAATTTCGAAGTGTGGGCTAAAGATGATAAATGTAAGAATTGATAAATCGAATAAAGTAAATGGTGATTTAGCACTTTACATTTCATTTCCGTATAATGAAAAGATTGTAAATGTAGTTCACAATTTTTCTAATAGATATTGGGATGCTAAGAAAAAAGAATGGGAAGTTGGATTTAAATATTTTAAAGATTTACTGATACAGTTAGCCGATTATGATTTTGATATTCGTTGTAAGTACACAGAATTAAAAAATGAAGTGTATCAAAAACCAGCAGACTTTGAATTTAAAACATCACCGTTCATACATCAGATAGAGGGTTTTAATTTCGGATTAAATCATAATAGATGGTTACTTGGTGATGAGCAGGGACTTGGAAAAACAAAGCAGGTTATTGATATAGCAGTTGCAAAGAAATTACAGTTTGGGTATAAGCATTGTCTTATTATTTGTGGTGTCAATGGTTTGAAATGGAACTGGGTAAATGAAATTCATACTCATAGTAATGAAGATGCATGGATTTTAGGGCAAAGAAAAAAAGCAAACAAGTTAGTAATAGGTAGTACAGAAGATAAATTAAACGACCTATACGAGGTAGGATCGATTTCCAGCTACTTTTTGATTACAAACGTAGAATCTTTAAGGTCTACTAAAATAGCATCTAAAATCGCTTCTCTGTGCGCTACAAAAGAAATTGGGGTTGTTGCTATAGATGAGATTCATAAATGCAAGAATCCGTCAAGTCAACAGGGAAAGGGTATTCTTAAAGTTCAATCAGAGTGCAGAATTGCTATGACAGGAACACCGTTGATGAATACGCCTCTTGACTTATACATAATACTTAAATGGTTAGGTTATGAGAAACACGCTTTTTACGCTTTTAAAAATCATTACTGTGTGATGGGCGGTTTTGGTGGATATGAGATTCAAGGTTATAAGAATCTTGATGAATTACAAGAACAACTAAATGAGATTATGTTAAGAAGATTAAAAAAAGATGTTCTTGATTTACCAGAAAAAACTCATATTAATGAATATGTAGAAATGACAGCAAAACAAGAACAGATTTATAGAGAAGTAACAAACGAGATTAAAGCTAATATCGACCAGATTAAAATGGCGAATAACCCTCTAACTGAACTTATCAGAATGCGTCAAGCTACAGGATATACAGGTATTCTTTCTTCCACAATTAAAGAATCAGCTAAACTTGATAGAATGGAAGAACTTGTAGAAGAAGCTGTACAGAATGGAAAGAAAGTTGTTATCTTTTCTAATTGGACACAAATGACTGATGTTATTTTTAAACGAGTAGAGAAGTTCGGTGCTGTATTTATTACAGGTCAATTAGAAGATAGACATAGACAAGGTGCTGTAAATAGATTTCAGAATGACCCATCTTGTAATGTAATTGTAGGGACTATCGGTGCTATGGGTACTGGACTTACTCTTACAGCAGGAACAGTTGAAATATTTATGGATGAACCTTGGAATCGTGCTAACAAAGAGCAGGCAGAAGATAGATGTCACAGAGTTGGTACAAAAGAGAATGTAACTATCTACACTTTGATTTGTAAAGGAACAATCGATGAGCGCATTAATGAATTAGTAGAAAGAAAGGGAGCGTTAGCTGATGCGTTAGTTGATGGAAAGATAGTTATGAATAAACAAGAAGTATTAAATTATTTAATTGGATAGGAGGACAAAATGAAAAAAGAAAATGTAGCTGAGGATAGACTGCTGAAAATTGAGGAGGTTGCACTATTAGTTGGTAAATCTGTAAAGACAATTAATAACTGGTATTGGTTCAAGAGATTGAATCCTGAAAATGAATTAGCGCAAATGTTACCTGATTATGTGCAGGAAAATTCAAGACAGCAAAGATTTTGGAAACAATCTGATATTTGGAAATTAATTGAATTTGCACAGAGAATACCAAAAGGTAGAAACGGTATTATGGCTAGTGTTACTCAAAGATATTATACCAAGTCAAATAAGGGGGAATAAAATTGAGAATTAAGATTGATGAAAATAAAAAAAGCGTTGTAGATGAAAATGATACTCTTGGAAATCTTATTGTATCTTATGCAGAAAATAAACGAGAACTTGATAGTTACAAAAAAATATGCGATAAAGAAAATGCTGAAATTAAAGAATTGATGCTAAACTCAGGTTACACTGAGTATCCATATAATGGATATATCGCTAAATATAGCGTTGAGACTAGAGAGACAATGAATGAATCTAAACTCATCGATATACTTAAAGAATGCGGTTATACTAAAGATATTATTAAAACAAAAGAGTATGTAGATATGGATGCACTTGAAAAAGTAATATATAATGAGTCAATTCCAAAAGAAATACTTCTAAAATTAGATACTGCACGAGAATCAAAAGAAATTGTAAAATTACGGGTAACTAAACAAAAAAGAAAGGAGAATAACTAATATGTATATTAATCCATTTGTAGCCGGAGTTTTGTCTGTTATATTTGCAGAAATAGTAGCAATCTTTATTACTGCCATTTTGATTTGGAGGAAGAAGTAATGAGAGACTATGAATCAAAAGCTATTACAGAATCAATTAAATTTACCAGTAGAGCATCCGTAAAAATTAAAGATTGCTATTACACTGTGGAAGCTTGTGAAGAACGTGTAATTCCAGAAATTGAAGGTGTAGATATAGAAGAAGAACGAAAACTTCTTTGGGATACAGTGAACACAGAATGTGATAACCAAATTCAAGAAATTCTGCAAATTTATAAATAAAACACTTTACAAATGATATAAAGTGTAGTATAATAATATAGTCGAAAGACAACAAATAGGTTAGCTTGCACTCCCGCAACGGTGCTTGCGAAAGATACCTTATACGGAGGCAAGACTAACAAAGTCTAAACATTTTCAGAGTTGCGGCTGAATTTGTTTAGACTTATTTGTTTTTATATGAGAGATTTTTCTAAAATGAGGATTAACAATGAATAGAGACTTTAAAGGTGTTTGGATTCCGAAAGAAGTATGGTTAAGTAATGAGTTAAAAATGCTGGAAAAAGTTATATTAACTGAAATCCATAGTTTAGATAATGAGAATCATTGTACTGCTGGTAATGAATATTTTGCCGAATTTTGTTCGTGTAGTATATCTGCGGTATCAAAAGTTATAAAACATCTAAAAGAACTTGGTTATATAGAAGAACTTGAATTTGACGGAAGGCATAGAAAATTGAGAGTAGTAAATTTTACTAAGCAGGGTAGTAAAATTTACGAGGCAGAATCACAAAATTTACAATCTAATAATATAGATAATAAAAAAACTAATAATAAAAAAGTATTATCTAAAGATAATACTAGAAAAAATTTTGATTTTGGAGTAAAGAAACAAACATCTAAAGAAAATTTATATACGAAATGTGTAGCACTAATTGACGATAAGACTAATAGTGAAGATGTACGAAGATTATTAATTAATTGGCTTAATATGTTACTAGAAAAATATAGAATGAGAGGTAAATCTTTATATGTTAATGTATTCAAAGGTAAATTGAATATGTTAGATAAATTTGATGAAAAAGATTGGGGAGATATTGTAGAATATAATTTACAGAAGGGTTATGAGGGATTTTATCAAATACCAAATTATAATCAATCACGTTGTAAGCCGTGGGAAGATTCTGTAGAATGTAATCCAGAAACAGATGAAGATATACAAGAGCGTGAGGATTTTATTGATACATTACGTAGTAATGGGAAAAGAGTGGAGTTTTGATTAGAAAAGAAGATTGTTGGTATAAAAATGTTTGCACTTATGACTCGTGTAGCAACTGCATTCGATATTCAGAAATGAAGTGTTTAATGGAAAATAGTGGTCTTCCGAAAAATAAGCAATATCCAAAATCACTGATTCCAGATAACGTCGATTACGATTCGTTTGTTACATTGGCGAATTTTAAGAATAATGTTGCGGATTATGTTGATGTCGGTAATTGTGATTTATACATTTGCAGTAAAGAAACAGGTAATGGAAAAACAAGCTGGGCAATTAAAATACTATTAAGTTATTTTGATAAAATTTGGGCAGGTAATGGTTTTCGTATTAGAGGAAGATTCCAACACGTTCCAACACTTTTCAACACGTTGAAAGATTTTAGTCAGAGTCACGATGCGTTGAAATGTGTGTTGAGAAATGCTGACATTGTTATTTGGGATGATGTGGCGGCAACAAAGTTATCCGACTATGATATAATGCAATTACTCACTATTTTAGATGAGCGCATAGATTATGGTAAAACAAATATTTATACAAGTAATATTACAACTATGCGATTATTAGAGAGTGTTGTGGGCAGTAGATTAGCAAGTAGAATATGGAATAATTCGACAATAGTTGAATTTAAGGGGAAGGACAGGAGAAATGGGAACAATAATTAGTTTCCTTGTAGGTGTTATTGCCGGATTCATTTGTTTCCTTATTATTTACATACTGATTAACGATGGAGAACTATAATGGTAGCACTGCAAATTATATCTAAAATTTTAGCTACAAAAGATTTATCAATCGTAGAAAATAACCTATTAACCGAAGAATACTTTGTTGGTTATGAAGATGAATTTAATTTTATTTTAAATCATAGAAAAGAATATGGAAGTGTTCCAGATACAGCAACATTTTTATCGAAATTTCCTGATATAGAATTAGTAGAAGTTGCAGAGACAGACCGATATTTAGTAGATACAATTAGAGAAGAGTATCTATATTATAAATCTGTACCAGTTGTACAAAAAGTTGCTGAATTATTAAAGACAGACGCAAATGCGGCATCTGAATATATGGTTCATGCAATTAAAGATTTGCAACCTACCTATAATATTGGCGGCACTGATATTGTTGCAGATGCTATAGAGCGGTACAATCAGTTTATCGAAAGAAAAGAGCATCAAGACGATTGGTTTTTTACTTGTGGATTTGAAGAGTTAGACGATTTAATTCATGGCATTCAAAGAGAAGAAGAACTATTTGTTATATTCGCACGAACTAATCAAGGAAAATCTTGGGTACTTGAAAAGATGTGTACGCATGTATGGCAAATAGGTTATAACGTTGGGTATATTTCTCCAGAAATGGGTGCGTCTAGTGTGGGTTATAGATTTGATACACTCTATAGAAATTTTAGCAATAAAGGACTCATGTGGGGTAAAAACGATATTGAAGATGAAGAATATAAAACTTATATAGATGAGTTGAAAGAGAAAAAGAATCGTTTTATTGTAGCTACTCCAAATGATTTTGACAGAAAGATAACTGTTACGAAATTAAAGAATTGGATAAATCAATATAAATTAGATTTAGTAGCCGTTGATGGTATTACTTACATGACAGATGAGAGATATAAACGAGGCGACTCTAAAACTATAACATTAACTAATATTAGCGAAGATTTGATGCTGTTATCAATGGAATTAAAAGTTCCTATACTCATTGTTGTACAAGCTAACAGGAGTGGTGTATCTCAAGACGATTCAGATGGTACACCGGAACTTGAAAGTATTCGAGATAGTGATGGTATTTCGCACAATGCTAGTAAAGTTATTTCAATTAGACAAACTAAGGATGGTGTGTTAAAGATTGAAGTCAAAAAACAGAGATTTGGTGCAGTAGGTGGAAAGTTGAATTATCAGTGGGATATAAATACAGGTAATTTTACTTTTATTCCATCGTATGATGATGCAGAGCCTGTACAGAAAACTGAGAGAAAAGTTCGTGAAGTTAAAAAGCAGTATAAAGATAAGGAAGATGTATTTTAATGATATGTCCAAATTGTGGTAGTATTAATGTGTACGTTTCACAAACATTACAATCGGATGATTTTGCTATTACAGAAAGAATTAGAAAATGTTCGAACTGTGATTATAGATTTAGAACAATAGAAAAGTGGGACGGAATTAGAAATCGTCAAAATAAAAGAAAGAAGAAATGATGGATGGGATTCGCTTGGAGTCACACTACATATGCAATGTGGCATGATATAATTTTTAATTTTGAAGATAGGTGGGATTTGGATTATTTTCTCGCTCATGCCGATGGTGCAAAACGAATATCTGCTAAAGACGCTTGGGAGTCTCACAAAGATTTTATTCGTATATTTTCAAGTAGAAGTTTAGGTGCAAATAAAGATAGAAGTAGAAGAATAAAAGAGTGGAAAGATGAAATTAAGTCACGAAGAATTGGAAAAATTATATATTGAAATGTTAGAAATTCAACACATGAACTCTGACGCAGAAATGTATGTTAGAACGTGTGAGCATGAAGATGCCGGTGATAGAGTATGATTATAAATGATATCCAGTTTAATGCAGAATTAATTGATATATTACAAGAATTAATACATCAACTAAGATTAAATCATATAGATTTAATTCAGAAGTATAAAGACGGACCAGACCATATACAGATATGTTGTCCTTATCATAATGGCGGTATGGAACGTAGACCGTCAGCCGGGTTACGTAAAAGTGACGGCATATTTCATTGTTTTGCTTGCGGCGAAGTACATAGTTTGCAGGAAGTTATATCGTATTGTTTTGGGTATACAGATGATATTGTAGGTAAATTTGGTTGGCAATGGTTATTAAAGAATTTTGCAACAGTACAGGTAGAGGAGAGAAAAGATGTCGAACTTGATTTTAGGAGGGTTGGTGTTCGTATTGGGAATGAATGTGATAATGTTAGACAATATTCACAAGAGTCTAAATCAAATAAATATATCATTGGGAATTTTAATGGATATGTATAGATCGGAAG